TTGGGTATGAATAAAGGAGGAGAAGTTCCTGGTACTGGTGATAAAGATACAGTTCCTGCGATGCTAACTCCTGGTGAGTTTGTTATGTCTAAGGGTGCTGTAGAACAATATGGTGTTGATACTATGGAGGGATTGAATGCAGCTGCTGGTGGAACTAATATTCCAACATTAATGGGTGGATTTAATGAAGGTGGTAAGGTTCAAACTATGAGTGAAAAGTTAGGACATACTAGGGGTGTCGTAACTGACCCAGAAGAGAAAAAACAACAAGAAGATTATATGCTTAAGTGGGTTAATAAAGAACGAGTAGAATTTCTGGGATTACCTCCTTTAGATAAACTAACTTATGGTCAAGGTGTGGAACTTACAAAGATGATGGGTCCAGGTCCAAAAACAAAAGAAGAATCACATACTGATTTTGATTTTGATAACATGATTAAGACTACAACAAAATCAAAATCAGTTGATGGTAAAACTGTTTATAGTGGTGGATCAGTAGGTCTATTAACAGAAGAAGATAAGCAGGATTATCTTGCATCAAACCCTAGTGCAAGACTTGCACAAGACCTTAAGGATCAGTTTGAATTAGATAACTTAGGTGCTAGTATATCTGCAAGTGCAAAAATGAATGGTGGTGGTTTAGTTCCAGCATTTAATGGTGGTGGTTTAGTTCAAGGATATCGTGGTGGTGGTTTGATTAAAGGACTCGGTAAACTTATTAAGAGATCTCGTGATGTTGGTGGATCAGTAGTTCAGAGTGCATTAAAGATGTCTGGTGTACAGAATATCGGTTCTAATGTTGCTCCTCCTACAACTCCAGGTGGTAGAAAGGTTACAACAATTGCAATACCTGGTGGACCTGCAGGTGAATCAACACCTCCTCCTGATAATGGTGGTAAGAAGATACCTGCGTTCAGTGCATCTGCTAAGAATTCGCAGAGAAAAATTAGAACCTTGGGGATAACTTTATAATATTATGTTTGCAGCATTAGGAAAAGTAGCGGTTGGTGCAGTCAAGGGTAAGGCTAAGAAGATTGCTGCTGACAAATTATTGAATAGAAAGAAAAAGACTGATGCCAGAAGAGAAAAGGCACAAGAGGTAATGGGTGTTGGTCCAGAGAAAGGTGGGGCAATGGTCAAAGCACCAAGTAGTGCTATGGCAAACATACCTCTTGCAGATTCGGTAACAGCAATTACTAAGAGTTCTTCTGGAGGTGGAGGAAGTGATGATAGTGTAGTAGGTGTTGCGTTAAAGATAAAGACAACTGTTATTCAGGTTGAAAAATTACTAGCAGGATCTGTTGCTGTTCAGAAGAAACAATTACAAGCACAGAAAGATGCACAAGAAGATGCTGAGTTTGCAAAGGAAGAAGGAGATTTAGAAAAGAAACTACCTAAAGAATCAAAAAGTAAATTTAAGATTCCTGTTCCTGGTAAAGGAATGTTAGCCACTGTAGTTGGTTTTATTACTAATGTAGCATTTGGTTTTATCATAGTAAAATTGATGGATTTCTTACCAAAATTGCAAGGAATCCTTCCTGTAATTGGGGAATGGGTTGATGGATTCTTTGATATTGCAGGAAAGGTGCTTAATATATTTGCTACTGTAATTGATTTTGGTTATAAACTTGTTGATGGTCTAGGTGGATTAGTTACGAATGTTTTTGGTGAAGAGGGTGCAAAGAAATTTGAAACCTTTATGACTAACCTGAAAGATTTAATTCAGGGGTTCTTAATTTGGAAATTGTTGGGTGAGAAAATATTTAAAGCAGTTCTTAAGAGTGTAACAAGAGCATTTAGAATTGCTAGAGTTATTATTAAGAGATCTCTTAGGTTTGCTAAGAAATTTCTTTCAAATATAGGAAAACAATTACTGAAAATTCCTGGTGTTAAAAATGTAGTAGGAAAGATTGGTCAAATTGGTGGAAATATATTGAGTAAAGGTGCTTCAGTTGGTGGGAATGTGCTTAGTAAAGCAGGTGGCATTGCTTCTAAAGGTGCAGGAGTAGTAGCAAGTAAGGTGGGAGGATTTGCTTCAAAGATATTTGGGCCTGCAGCAAAGGTTGTAGCACCTGCATTGAAAGCAGCGATGCCAGCAGTTAAAGGATTTGCAAAGAGAATTCCTATCCTTGGACCTATCATTGTTGCAGTTGCTTCTCTCATGTCTGGAGAACCAATTGGTCAGGCATTATTTAAAGCAGTTGGTGCTGGATTGGGTGGAGCACTTGGAACATTTATTCCTATTCCTATTCTTGGAACATTGATTGGTGAAACGGTTGGTGTGTTTGTTGGTGATTTATTATATGAATTGATAATGGGTGGTGGTATAGAAGCAGTAGGTAAGAAATTAAAAGATACATTTAAGACATTTGTAGAACCTGTATTTAATTTCTTTAAAGATGGTATAGGTAGATTCTTTACTAACTTCCCATCAATATTAGTTCCTGAAGGGGGAGGAAGACAAACGATACTAGGAAAACTTCTTCCATTCTTAGCAGATTCTGAGGGTAGAGTTACAAAAATACCTGATCTAAGTTTACTTACACCATTTGGAACTGGTAAATTAATTAAACATATGGGTGCATCATTCTTCCCTAATATGTTTGGTGGAGGCAAGAGTTCTGATAGTGGAACTAAATCTGCAGAGATATCTAAAGAACAATCATCTGATAAAAATAATATTGATAAAGATGTAAGTAAAAAAGCATCATATGAGGAGACAGGTGTGGAAGTTGCTTTAGTTCCTGTACCTGGAGTAACTGATACTAGTATGGGTGGATCTGGTAGTACTGTTGTTACCAATAGTGGTAGTGATTCTAGTGAGGATGCTTATGCCTCTCTAGATATGATTGGTTAAATAGTAGTAAGAGGTAATATTAAATGTCTAATAAAGTAGCAACAAGAAATGCGACCCCTGCGAAAGTAAAGACTATCGCAATTGCTTCCAATCAAGATAAAGAAAGAACTGTAGATGTCTCTACAGGAATGGTAAGCTTGCTTTATTACGAAAGCATTCTTCAGGATTCTGTACGAGCAACAGTCATTTATGGTGATAGTGGAAACTCTATTGATGAGAAAACAGTTATAGATGGATTGCCTCTTGTTGGGCAAGAGAAGGTTACATTAAAGTTTGAAGATAATAATAACGTTGAGATGGACTTGACGTTGTATGTTAATAAAATAGAACCATTTCTTGATGACAGTACTAGATCAGGAGTAGCACTTGATTTAGCATCAAAAGAATTTTTTATGAATGAAAAAGTTAGAATTGGTAGAAGATTTGATGGAAAGGTATCTGAACATGTTAAAACTATCTTGACAGAAGTTCTTAAGTCTGAGAAAGATTTGGATATAGAAGAGACTCAGAACAATTATAATTTTTTAGGATTGAATAAGAAACCTTTTTATATGTTGAACTATCTTTCAAAAGCATGTGTTCCTTCTACAGAAAACTCATCAGGTAATACTGCAGGTTTCTTTTTCTATGAAACATCAGAAGGTATAAAGTTCAAATCTATTGATAAGTTATTAAGTCAAGAGAAGAAAAAATCTATTATCTATAATGATACTCCTTCTCCAGATGTTAATGATATTCCTGTAGGATATGATATAAAAGCATTGGAATATGAAAAAGCAAATGCAGTGAATGTAAAAGATAAATTGAGGATAGGTGCATATTCTACTCGCACTATAATGTTTAATCCTTTTAATTGTGTTTATGAAGTCATTACAAATGAAGCAAAAGAAATAGAGAAGAAGGGTGGTATACAAAGTGCTGGTAAAAACTTGCCTGTTTTTAATCCAGAGTTCACTCAAGAGGGTGATAAGAAAGAGTTTTCTAGAACAATGTTTATGATGCTTGATACGGGAACTTTACCTACAGGTTCTAAGGGTGAAGATAAACCAGTAGATACTACTAAAGAGCAACTTACTAAATGTAGGAGTGAAAACTTTGAAACTAAAAAGATTCTTGCTCAGTCTGTGATGAGATACAATCAACTATTTGCGTCTATCAACACAATTACCATACCAGGAGACTTTTCATTACACGCAGGAGATGCTATATTTGTAGATGCACCAGAACTACAATCTAACACTAAAAATGATGATGTGAATAAGGAAAGTGGCGGTCTATATATTATAGCAGATTTATGTCACTATATTTCTCCAAAGGAGACTTACACAAAATTAAATTTAGTGAGAGATACTTTTGGTCGAAAAGGTAAACCTACTTAACTTACTATGACTAATCCAAAACACGATTTAGAACACGAAGTTTATCTTGATCCCAAGGATGGGAAGGAGCATATCAATCATGGTATGCATGAATATACAAAAGAAGATTTAGAGAGTGCTCATGCTTATTATGATGAGTATCATAAGGATGATAAAGTAGATACTAATGAAGGTAAAATTAATGATTGGCACACTAGACATGAGGATAGTCACTTAGAAATCTATTGTGATAATCATCCTGATGCGGATGAGTGTAAGGTATACGAC